TCGTCACCGGCATTTGCACAAGCCGCTCAAGTTCAAGCTGATTCTGCGCTAGGTACTTGGTCAACAGAGGCCCGTGGTCATCTCCAAGGATCATTTCCACAAGCGCCGCGTCAATTCCGTACCCAGCGACAAGAGTGCCTGCCTCTTGCAGCTCTGCCGCCGACATCCCGAGTTTATTTGCTCGGGTAGCGTAAGCCTTTACTTCCTCCTGCTGTCTTTCCTGCTGCCGTCGTTGCTGCTCTAGGTCGGCCTGCTGACGCTGCCATTGCAGTGCCTGCTGTTGTGCCTCCCAAGCCGCAGCTTCGCGGATGGCCTGATCCCGCTGAACCAGCTTCTGTCTGTACTCTATGTCAGAGAGTGCAAACGGGTCTGGCGCATCAGGGACTGCTGGCCTTCCTTGCTGGGGAATTTTCGCTTCGAGTTCCTCAAGACGCTTTCGGAGAGCTTCGGCTTCTCGCTCCTTTTCTCGGAGCTTAAAGACTTTCTTTCCGACAGCCTCGTTGAAGATTCGTTGCTGTTCCTCAGTAAACTCCACAGGTTTTTCGTGCGTGGAGTTAGCACTATCCGGTGCTGGTTCGGAGTCAGGAGTTTCAGCCTGTTCTGCCTCAGTCTCCTGGCCTTCAGTTTCAGGTAGGTCTTCCTCTTGCTCGATTAAATACCCACCATCTTCTGGTCGCAGCTTGCTCATGATTGCCCCTTTAGGTAGATGCCACGAATAGAGTCGCGTACTCTTTACTGCGCCTCGGAGTAGGCCGAGTGCCTTTCCTTCAAAATATCACCGTTTGAGCGGCGACACAATAGCTTTGCGTGGAACAATCCCCGCCAGCATTTCAGCTTTATTTGGCGCTTGATCAACAGCTAGATTGCTAACTGCTTTTGCACTTCCATTGCTTAAACTATTCTGTTCAAACTCTTTTTTTAACTTTCTCAGAGCTGATTCGGCCATTTATCGCCTCACGAATGGATTTAGCGCCGACACTACTTTCAACTGGTTATCCAGAGCCTGACCTTGCGTTGCCACCTGATCGCGCTGAATCTTCGCGCCTGCTTCCTGCGCTTTGATCTGCGTATTCATCCTATTTGTTTCAGCGTTAAATGCATCCAGTTGCAGGTTGGCTTGGTCAGACTGCAATCCGGCCGCCATCTTCTGCGCCTCGAGTTGAATCTTCGCCGTTTCTAGCTGAAGTTTCTGAAGCTCGACCTGTGCGCGCAATTGTTCTGCTTGCGCCTTCATGGATTCTGCCTGGGCAAGAACCATTGCTGGGTCTTGCGCCTGGCCCTGCATCGCTTGTCGCTGCGCGATCTGCGCCCTTTCCTCGTCGGTCATCTGCGATTCAGGAATCACGCCCTGCGCGATCATCTGAATACGTCTACGCTCCGCGAGCGCATCAGCAACCGGCGATACCACATTCTTCAGCAGCAAATCACCGCCCAACTGAAGAATCGTTGGATCAACCTGCGCGAGATCAAGCATCGTCTTCAGAGTCTGCTCTTGGCGGTTTCTGAACGACGGCCCAGCCTTACAGATTACATCGTACGTCCCTTGTGACAGGTCGTTTACCTTAACCACCTTGCCTGTCTGACTGTCAATCACCTCTTGATTGATTGACTTCATTTCAGTTGATCCGTCCATGTACATCAACCGCATCTGGCGTTGATTGTCATAAACCTTCGGTATTGCCGAAACAAGAATCTTGCCAGTCTGTGCAATGGCTATTTCGAGAGCTTGAAAATATTTATGTGTGCCGTTATCGCCTTTGTTCTGAAGCCTCTCAATCGCCACCCCAGATTGCAGGCCGGGGTTGTCACCCATATTGGAAGCGAACATCCCAGCCGACATTCCTATGATCCCCCGCATAGCCTCAGAGATCGTTCTTAGACCGGGATTAATCTGCGCACCACCCTGTTGTTGCGGAACGCCGGGAGTGTTTGGGTCAACGTTGTAAAACTGGACGGGATCTGAATTGGTGTTCAATGTCTGGAGCTGTAGCTCATGACCAGCAGCCTGCGCCATCGTCATCCAGTACTTCGCCCTCGGAGCGAGCGCGCCTTCTTCAATCTCACGCGAGAGTGAGTAGTTCAGGACTCGCTGAGAATCCATCAACTTTTCCACTGCTCCGTAGTAGATTGTTTTGTTCTCAAGTATTTTGAAGTTGGCATACACCGGAACGACAGGGAGATAGCAAAACGCAGTATCTTTGTCGTCTTCCAACCAATCTGAAGCGTCAAATAGCCGCGAGCAAATCTTTTTGTATTTGCGAGTCCGCCGCCTAACCTCTGTAACGCCGATTGAAGATAGTTCATCAACGATTGAATCAAAGTCCTCAGTGACTTCATGAACCTGGCCGTTGCTCATCAGCACAAGTTCTCTCATCTCCTCCTCGACGTAGAGCAACTCACCGATAACTATGACCTCGGCCTTGTCGTAATAAGCGTCACCTTCGCGGTCGTCACTAACACTCGACCCCGACCCTTCCGGCCAGCGAGCGTAGTATTCTTCGGTGGAGATCGGATGGAGGACAAAACAATATCGTGCGTCAGACTTGTCCTGAAGGATAGCGCTCGGATCAAACCAGACGCGGTCAATCGCGTTCCCAATCGGCTCAATCAACAAGTCTTGGTCGAAAGAATTGTCGTCAGCAAACTTCTGGACGACTCGCCAAGCATCGTATCCGCAGGTCACAGCACCTCTACCTGCTTGCGAATAAACGTACGAAGCGTTTGAAATCGTCTCAAGGTTTCGGATGATTCCATCGTAGACCTCTGCAACATCCTTACTTGCATCGCCTCCCGCTGGTGATACCCTGATATCAAAGTCAGCCTGTTCGATCTCTCCCGCGATCTGATCGACGATTGGCGAAGCCATGTCGAATGTGTAGCGCGGCTTGTTTATGTTGTTGTTCCACCAATACGGCTCCCATTGACCATCCCGCTTCGAGACGAAAAGATGCGCCTCGCGAGCCTTTTCACGATTGTCGTGGTCAGCCCACTGCGCCGCTTTTAGTAGATTGATTACCGCGTCGTGAGAATCGTATTTGTCCTCGGACTCATAGCTCGCTTCTTCGGCCTTCTTGCTTGAGTAGCTTTCGTCGTCGGAGTCCATTTCGGAGCCGTTTTCGTAGTCAGCCATTACCTACCCCATCCCGCGAATTTGATTTGTTGAACCTGCGCCTTTTGCTTGGGCGAAAACATACTCATCATGAGGGAGTCACCCATGTTTGGCGACGGAAGCTGATAGGGCTTCTTCGCCATTTCTAGCTTGCTCATGATCTGAATCTTACCATTATTGTTCCGCTTCAGGGGAATACGGCAGACTTCTGCTCTTAACTGGTCAAGCGTTGAGATGTCAGATGACAGGGAAATCATGTCATCAGGGTTGGTGTATTTTTTCTGCTCCACCGCCCGCCAGGTAGACTCAAACCGCTCTCGGAGCTTCCACCAGTATTGAGCGCGTTTGTTGAAAAACGTATCACGGTTGGTGCGATGCTGCTCCGTACCGCTGGCGTAGATCGTCTCAGGGTCGTCTGGCGTTTCAGATCCTTTAAACATCCACCACTGGATTTTCGTCCCGGTCAACGCCGTCTCAACCTGCCTTTTGAGACTGATGCCCATCCCGTCGCAGTCCCAAACAAACCAGTCCGCTCCGGCCTTCCTCGCCCCTTCGAGCGCCCAATCCATGCCCTCATTCGAGTCGCCGGTCACCTTCTCACCAACTTCTAGAACCACCGACCCCCTGCGGATCACCAGACCCTTTGTATCGCCACCCTCATCAGAAGGATCATGGGCCGCAATGACCGCACCCTCGGGTCGGAATCCCAGCTTCTGGTGGGCGTCTATGGCAGCGTCAAACCACTCCACCGGAATAATGCAGTCCTCGACCTCGTCGTAGTATTCACCCAACCAAATATGCCGATAAAGCGCGGAGGACAGGGTTGCCTGATCGTGCGCCCGTTCTGATTCTAGGACTTGCGGAAAGAACGGGTTGTCGTCGTAGTTCACCCACAGGACAAGATGCAGGTCGTCCTCGTAATATTTGTCCCTTCGCAGCTCCTTCTCCCACGGCTTAATAAACCGTTGAGAGAAAACGTCCGAGCTATGTCTGGGGTTTCCGGTCATCCAGATTTCGGACTCCTCGGTTCTCAGGGTGGGAGTTAAAGCCTTTAATGATTCAAAGCTGATCGTCTGCGCTTCCTCGACCCAAAACCTTTGAAAGCCATGCATACTCTTGATGCCTTCAGGGTTTCTTGCCAGCCCCCGGAACTTGAACGCGTCCTGGCCTTCGTGCTGAATCGAGGTTGATTGCGTCTTGAAGCCTTGCAGCCCCAGCCTTTCAATCTCAGCCGACAACAGACTCTGAACCGAGTCGTCCATCGTCACTTGGAACTCCCGAAAGCACCCAGTCTTGATGCCCTTCGTCTGAGCGTCCATCAAGCATATGTCACCGACCGTCTGGGATTTCCCAGACCCCCTACCACCTATGATGATTTTGAACCGCTTGGGCTTCTGCACCAACGGCAAAAGCCTTCGCGGTATGGTCATCTTAGGCATCGACTACCTTGATCGTCCATTCCTGCTTAATCGGCCCGCCTTCTGCGCCGGTTAGCTCTTGCTCGGTTTTGTCGCGGTATCCCGCGTTGTTTTTCAACCAGAAGATCGACCCAGTGCAGGCCGACCCATGAAGGTTTTTCTCGACTGCGATCTCCACTCGCTGCTTGGCTCTTTTTACTATCGCAAAAAATTCGTCTCTTTCTTGATAGTTGCGGAGACTTTCCGTAGTCATTTCAAGATGATAGGCGAGACCGGAGATCAGCGGCGGGTTGTTGTCGTCGCATTGCGCAAAATAGCTATCGATTGCCTTCTGTAGTTCTTCAGGCGTTTTGAACTTCATCGGTCTACCGGCTGGCATTATTCGAGCTTCCCCCGCTTCTTCTTGGCCCGTCGCGCTACATCCAAAGCAATCGCAACAGCTTGCTTCTGGGGCTTGCCCGACTTCATCTCTGTCTTGATATTCTGGCTGACCGTCTTTTGGCCGTACCCTTTCTTCAATGGCATAACATTTCCCTTTACTTTTCGCCCAATATGCTTTACAGTTCCTTTCCCAACACAATGGAGGTTATATGTTTATTGTACTTTTTTCAATCGCTTGGGTTTTCGCGGTACGCTGGCTTATCTCTGAAATGAAGGATGACTACCTCCCGCCATACCTTTGACAAGCCGTTCACGACCGATTGCCTGATCGAAGTAACCACATTCAAAGCAGTACCAGCCTCTGCGGTAGGGTTTGCAAGGTTGCATCATGCCATCCTCGTCAATACTGGCGGCGATAATTTCTTCGGCATCTGCTTTGCATTTTGGGCACGATTTTAAGTTCATAGAAACCCTACCACAGTTACGTTCGGCACCCCGTCGAGGTTTGCCTGCTGAATTCGCTCATGCTCGGCCTTATAGTGTTTTGTGATTTCCTTTAAACACTTCTTGAGACCGTGCTTTGTATTCTCGGACTTCTCG